CTTAGCTGTGCATCTGCGCCTTGTATTCGTAATATTTCTCCATTAGCGCCAGAGTTAACATGGAGGTTTGTAGCTGGACTGCTAGTACCAATCCCAACCCGTCCCGCTGAGTCGATACGCATGTACTCAGCAGCGCCATCAGCCTGAACAAAAGATATACCATCACCATTTTTGTCGTTAAGCTGTAAACCGCCAGAACCAGTAAGATACTTCATTGAGCCATATGTGGCGTTGTCTCCACGATAGACTCTTAACTCATTACCACCTTTTACTTGCACATTCCCACTAGAGTCGATCCGCATGGCTTCTGAGCCAGAGGTTCCAAACAACATCTCATCAGTAGAGCCAGCATGGTTATGGTTGTATTGAACAAAGCCTCTGTACTGTTCGCTTCCAGTAGTCCCGTCCGCAAAGAAAACACCACCATAATTGCTAGAGCCTGACTTAACGGTAATTCCACCACTAGTACCTGCGTCTACCACAAGATTTGGAGCAATTGGATATGAGGACGGACTGCTAGTGCCAATACCTACATTCCCTGATGAGTTTATAGACATTTTCACGTCAGTACCCGCAGAGCCTTTTACAATGTCCAAACCATAACTGTTTGTGCCAGATGTAGCGTTTGAACGAAAACGCCATGTACCGCCACTGGTTATGTCTATTTCTGCCCCTGAACTACCTGCAGTGTTTTTTGCTCTTATGTTGCCTTCAATATCTAAGGTTTTACTGGGACTGCTAGTACCAATACCCAACGACTCCGCAGAAGCATCCCAGAACAACTTCGCACTGCCAGAGTCGTCGTAGAAGCTAATGTCGCCGTTGCTGGCAATCTCCATACGGTTGGTTGGAGTAGAACCAATTGCTCCTTCAAAAACTAATTTATCGCTAAAACCTACTGCTGTAGTTGCTGTCCCATCTCGATAACGTCTAAACCAACCTTTAGGTGTGCCTGCTACTTCTGAGACAATGAAGCTCGCTGTTGTGGTTGCACCTGCCGTGCCTAAGTTAGAAACTTCAACAGCAGTATCAGCGGCTTGGTTTTTTGTAAACGTACCTTCACCATCAACAGTCAAACCATCAGCAGTCACTGTGCCAGTTACGTCGATGCCTGTAGCAGTAATAACACCGTCAACCTCAAGCTTTGTTGAAGGGTTGCTGACTCCGATACCTACCCGCGTAGTATTCGCAGGAATCCGCATGACCTCGCCAAGGTTGTTGTTAAACCTTAGTGCGCCTGCGTTGTCTGCATCTCGGTAGTGGATCTTAGCGCCGCTGTCGTCAGCCGTTAGCGTAAGCCGTGTATTTTTGGTGCCGTCGTTCTTGTAGACGCGCATCTGTACGTCAGCAGAGGTATCGACAATATCGAGAGCGATTGCAGGTGAAATTGTGCCAATTCCCACGCGATTATTCGTTGAATCTACGTGAAGCGTGTTTGTGTCTACAGTTAGACCTGCAAAGGCTGGTGAGTTAGTAGTAGCTACTCCTTGGTTCAGAGCTTTAACTGAGGCTTCGCTGGCCAACTCTGAGTCCATTAAGGCGCCAGCGTCTGTGACGTTAGCTGTATCAGTTACGTCTGCTGAGGCTTCAATGCCGTCTAGCTTTGTGCCGTCTATAGCAACATCTCGACCATCTACAGTGCCGCTGACAGTAATGTCACCTGTTACTTCGATGCCTGAGCTTGAGGTAGCAAGCTTGGCCGACCCTGCTCTCTGTATCGTTAGCTCACCAGAAGCTACATTGATTACACCGCCGTCACCCTCTGCTAATAGACGTAGATCGTAGTCGTCAGAGAATGGGCGCTTAATGTCGATAAAGCCGCCAGATACACCGCCAACCTCAATAACTCCGTATGCCGTTTGGTTTTGTATGGTCAAACTATTTTGAGCTGATATAGCGCCGCTACTTGTAATAGCGCCCGTGCTAATAGCATTGGTCGTCGTAGCGTCGCGCCCTGTTACTGTCGCAAGGGTGTCTGTTTCGCTAAAGCTTGTGAGATATCCCGCTGCCGAGTGATCGCCCCAGCTGTATGCTGCGTCCCAGTTGCTAATATTGAGGTTTGGAGCCGTTACGTCGTGACTAAAATCCCACTCACTATTTGTCTGGTCCCATAGCAGGGTGGCGTTATTAGAGGCATCTACCGCGTCTTGGATAGTAATGCCCGCGCCGTCTGCTGATGCTGACGTGTCGCCCGCGCCGTAGTTCAGCGTAATGTTTTTGTCTTCAACGTCCAGCGTGGCCGTGTTAATTGTGGTCGTAGTGCCGCTGACGGTTAGGTCGCCAGTAATCGTAGCATTACCGCCAATGTTAGCGTCACCCGCTAAATACAAGTCATTCCATCTATAGGAAGTAGTGCCGAGATTTACAGTGCCGTTTTGTAACGTGCCTGCGTTGTTAGTTGAGCCGATCCAGCCATCACCAAAACGCAAGCCAGTGTGGCCCGACGCCGATGAGTAAATAGCAAGGTCACCACTGACTGCCGCAACGACGCCTATCGAGCCACCATCCTTATAAAACTGTGCAATCGTCCCGTCACTATTGAGTCGGTTTAAGGCTAAGGGTACACCGTCGTCTCGTGTCGCCCATATATTTCCTAGATTGCGAACCTCTGCGCCTGCGGTACTAAAGTTAGAAGAGGTCTTGCCTGTAAGGATATTGCCTGAGTCATCAATGCGCGCCTTCTCATCGGTCGCTGAAGTCTTGAATATAAACTTTGCCGTGCTTCTGTGGTCGATGAAATCCATGTCGTTACCTTATGACCAGTTAACTATCAGCTTGTTGTTCAAGCCTTCCATTACGTTCGTGACGCTACTAGCAAGAGTGATGTAACCCGCGCCACTTGTGCCTGTCTTTATCAGGCAATTATTGCCGCTAATGATACCCGCCAAGATGTCGCTTGCGGTTGTTGGGTTAACAAAAATGCACGCTTCTGCGTTGTCTGTCTTCGCTGTGTTACCGACAACCTGAAAGTGCTGCACGTCCTCTATCGTAATACGCCGCTCTGTGTTGTTGTCGCTAATTATGGCGTTGTTTGCACCATCGACCCGGGTAACACCTTCAATTAACGCGTTGCCGCGTATCTCTACCGCTGAGTTACCTGTCGGGCCTGAACACGTCACAGCAAGGCCACCAGCAATACGAGCGTTATCGCTGACGACAAACTTACCAGTGTTGCCCGATCCTGTCGATGTGACCGAGCCAATATACTTGTTGCCGATAATATTGAGACTGCCTGTAAACGCTGTCGTGTTGCTTACAGCGCCGTTAATCTGGCATCCCGTGACAGTGGCATCGCCAACGCTTCCTGTGACGCCTGAGTTGCCCGCAGGGATAAATAAAACGTCACCATTACCTGATGCACCCTCAAGGTAAACATCCTGCACAGTGGCGTTATATGGCACTTCAATCTTGATGTCGCCGTGCTTAATGTAGCCGTGAAGGAGCCGAACGTCGTGCTCGATAGTAGAGTTTGGCAACAGCAAGAAGCTGACGGCGTCATCAAGGTTGCGGCAGATTCCTGAGACGTAGAAATTTTCTATGTGGCAATGCGCTGCGCCCTTCCCCGAGCTTCGTATGAGCTTGTTAACGTAAGCCGTAGACTCGTCTGTCTTAAGAAAAACATTGTTAAAAAAGACTTTATTACCGTCTTTCAAATAAATTTGCAGCAGACAATTATCTAAGCCTGTCGTGTCGATGGTCGCTCGCGCCGTAACATCTACCGTAAGGTTTGTGACATTTGATTCCTCACAGCCCTCTATCCAGAACGCACCCGATGGGTTGTTAGAGAACGATCGATCTGAGTCGTTAGTGACCAAGATGTTGGTGGCATTAAACTTTTTGTTGCGATCAGCAGTAACGCCGCATGAGGCGTAATTTTTGCAGGTAGCGTTTGACAGACTGTACTCGCCGCCAATCGCCAAGAAGTTAAAAGAACCTTGAGGCGCCGCTGTCGTTGCAGCAAAAGTCATCGCCGTGCCGCCCACCGCGAATGTATCTGGCAACAGCCCAACATCCTCTGCATAGACGTCAGAAACAATGGTGCGACCCTTATGGGCCGTAATATTGTCATTGGCATCAAACACAGCCTGATATACAGCGAATGTCTGGTGAGAAATATTTTTAAACACGCAGCCTTTGATGATCGTTGTGCCGTGAGAGTCTACTCGCACCGCGGCTATTCCGTGATGGTTCTCAAACCGGCAGTTAGTAATGTGCGTCGTTGTCTCTTCATTTTTGGCGTTTACCTTAAAAAACGCGCTTGGAGATGGCTCAATTGTGTCATAGCCACCGAAGTCTGTTGTTGTATCAGTCCAAGGCTCATTGCCTGATTTGTAATCACCACGACCGCCGTCTAAAACGATGTTATCTAGTGCGACAGTCATAGCCGTAGTGCCTGACCCAGCGTCGCAGTTGAATCTACCTTGGTCTGTATATGACGTGCCAAGCTTGAACTTGAAGTTGCGGAGACGACAGAACGCACCTTGATCGACATCAATGGTTGTTGTAATCAAGTAAGTTTTATTAGCGCCGTCTAGCCAAGCGCCTGATACAGCTACGGAGTCCATTGCTGATTGTAGTTTTACTGTATCGTCAAGATCGGCTGTGCCTGTACCTGTGCCTGCGCCTGTAGCAACAAATACTGTGCCTACATTACTATCTGCGGCTCCAATTAAAGTAAAGTTTGTATTACCTGTAGAAACAATTTGATATCTTTGTCCGGTAACAAAAGAACCAGCGGTTACTGTTTGAACACCCTCCGCACCAAATGCAGCAGCAGAGGTCACCAGATTTACTTCGCCAGAGCTAACGGCAAAATCCGCTGAGTCAAATTTCGCAATGCCCTTGTTAGACGTCGAGGCGTCTTCACCGGCAATCGTTACTGTGTTCCCGGTAGCAGAGGTGTCAATTCCCTCGCCACCAGCGATTGTCATGGCTTCAAACTCTAAATCGATAGCTATAGTTCCGCTATCGCTCGTGACATCTAGATCCCGCGCTGTTGCTTGGCTGTCAACATAGGCTTTAATCGACTGCTGAGACGCCAACGCAGTCGCACTGTCGCTTGCCATGTTGTCTTCATCGAGGATGCCTGTGATGCCATCTAATAAATTGATTTCGTCAGTCGTTGCGGTAACACCAAGGTCAGCTAACGTCTCCGCCTTGTCAGTGTTTAAGTTAGTAAAGTTGTCGTCTAACTCAGCATGCGTTAGCGCTGATCCTTTGCCTGTTCTTGTAGTAATCGTAGACATGCAATAAGACCCTAATCTATCCGTATTTTTAGATGCGTCGCTTCAATCTTAAAGATGTCAGCGGTTTCAATTGTCTGCGGCAACTCTACTGATGTGTCAGACGGATCTGTCAGCGTCGCCCACGCCAGCAAGTTGCCACCCGTTAATGCGTCAAATACACCTGCATGCGTTATCCTGCCAAGCGATCCCGTAGGCGCCGGAAACTCTAAATCATTTGTGTTTTCTGTTTCTGTGGGGGCGCTACCCGATACGCTCATGGTGACTGCCTGCCTTGCATATCCGAAGCCACCAGTCTCTGTCCCACCGCCCGCGTCTGATGGCCCCTTTGTAAACAAGCCGACGTAGAGTGTTGGCATGTCATACTCAACGCCCGCAAAGACGTGCTTCAATACTGCATCTTCTAAATAGTTTGTAAAGCTCATCTAACTGGCAGCCTTTTAGGCCCGCCTAATCCGCGCACCTTCATGGTTAAACCTGAGCCGCTCATACGACCTGCCTCAGATGCTTGGTTGAGCTTTTGCACAGCAGCACCGTACATCTGCGCCCATACCGCCACCCTGTTGTCCTCTTGCAAATAAGGTGATGAGTGAATCAAGGCGCCGTACAAATAAATGTCGGGAGCGTCTTGTAGTACCCAGTTAGCAATATTTATATCGTTTAGCGTGGGTACTTTGCCGTAATACAGCAGCTCTACGGAGTACGACGCGTCTGGCGTCGGGTACAGCTCTATAGCTGAGTCAGCATGCGCGTAATACCTTGGCCGGCCAGTGGTGTCATTGTTTGCCGATCTCTTGTCAGCGATAGAGTCACGTGACGCTAACTGCAACGGATACGTGCCATCGCCCGATATATGCGCTTGAATAGTTTCTAGCCAGTCATTTGGTAGATGCGAGTATTCGCTATCTAGCGACCCGCTAACTCGCTTTTCCATCTTCCAATGCCGCAAGTCCCGATTGATCTGCGCCTCCGCAAGCGCAATGAACGTCGGTATTACCGATGTCAGGTCATCACGGTTGAGAAAGTCAGCAATAGAGCTTTGCAGCTCAGAATAGTTAGTCAGTGCCATTACTTCTTCTTCTTAGCCGTCTTAGCAGCCTTCTTAAATTGCTTAGCTGTAGGCGCGCCCTTCTCGCCAGCTTTACGCATCTTCTCGCCACTGCCGGCCTTAATACGCTTACGCTTAGCGTGGATATTGTCGTACAGGCCCTTCTTTTTACTTGGCATAACTTTTGCCTCGCTTTTTGACAGCCTTACCTGATTTCTTAGCTTCGGCTTTGGCTTTCTTCATGCCCTTTGCTGTGTAAGCAAATTTTTTCTTCCCCACTGTCGGCATCACTTCCTCCTTGATTTTGCGCCGGAGCATTTCCAGCGTTTTCTCGATAGGTTGTTAGGGGTGTTAGGGTCGCTCTGCTTGCTCTTAGGCAGTCGCTTCTTGATCCCTAAAGAGCGCGCGCAGTACGAATCGCCCTTACTTGTCCCCGGCTTTACCTTGGCGCCCTTCTGTCCGTATGAGACCTTTCTACCGGATGCCGTGGTCTTTACTCGTGCCTTTCCTTTGCGTGGTGTAGCCATATTATACCTCAGCGCCTATACTACTGCGTATGAATACTGAAACGCTCGATCCAGATACGCAAGCATGGCTAGAAGCCATAGAGATCAACCCATTTGATTGGGTGGACGGCATGTTAGAAACAATGCTCGACCACGACTGCGTATCTGATGAAAATAAAGCGATCATATTACGGCGCTATAAGTCCCTTCTTAATTAAATCATCCAGCGTTGCTTGATCAAACGCCCCAATTAGCCCAGCTTGCATAGCCTTACCTACTGGAGCCGGCAAAGCTGCAGCCTCAAGGTTGTGACCTCTAGCGATCATTTCTGGGACAAAAGGCTTTCCTGATGACCGGATCAATGGATTCAAATCCGACAATAAGTTTGCACCCTCGCCAAACTGCCCTAAATAAGACCCCATGAGGTCAGTGTTATAAGACGGATGTATTCCGGGCTGTGCTGGCTGCATCAAATCTAATATTCCAGCTTGACGTAGATTTCCGACGCGTGGGCTTAACTGCTCTGGGTCTACAATTGCTGCGCGTGCCTGCGAAAGATTAATACCAGCAACATCACGATACTCGTCTACCGCCTTGGTTACCGCTTTGCGATTACCGCCTGCGTTTGCAAGCCACTCGTCGGCTTTAGGACTATCAATGCCGGGCCAATCTGGTTGCGGTTTGAACTCACCTGTTTTTGTGCCAGCACCCTCGCGGATACGCTTATCAAGCGCTTTTTTATCTGCCTTCTTCATATTCTGCCGAGCAATCGGAACCATGATGTCGGAAGTCATTGTGGCAAAATCAGTGCTTGCGCCGCCCATTTGATATGGAATATATAAAGGCGACCTACTAACTCCGGGAAGCCGCTCTGCCGCTCTTGCCGCGTTGCTGAGACCTGTAACTGCGCCTGCATCTGAAGCCCATAAGACGCCGCTTTCTACATTCTGCGGTTGTCGCATGTAGTCTTGACCACCGAAGCGCACCATATCTACCGGTTGACCATTGACTGAAACCACGCGCGATAGGTCGCCTCGACTAGTGTCAGCCATGCCAGAGACAAAACCACGACCTTCGAGATCTTCCGCTCTTAACAATCGACTAGGGGCAAGTTCTACGCCCGGCTCTACATCTAACCTCATCGTATTAACCGACTCGGGGTCTCCAACGCGTTGTAGTAATCCCGTGTCGCGTGTAACAACGGGGGCATCTTCAGCGATGCCAAGAGCGCTTTTATATGCGCCTCGACCGAACGGAATCATGCCAGCAAGAATACCGCCGGCGCCTAACGCCATGCCCAGCGTGTCATCATTTTTATACGCATCGAAGGTTTCAGATACGCCCTTTGCAGCACCAACAAACGGCAAAAAATCCATGCCCATCGATATGTATTCAGCGCGCTCTCGGTCCTCTTCTGAGCCACCCATTTGCTCAGTCAGGTAGTCAACCATCTTGTCTGTTAAACCTTCATATAGCTCGCTTTCTGAAGTTTCAGGAGCAATCATGGAGGCCGCGCCTACGGTTGATTGAGCTGCAGCATTTAGAAGAGACGGTGATTGTGACCCGCCTTGAAAGCCAAGAATGTTGGGGCCTTTGTACTCCGGGTCGAATGCGGCAAAGAGTGAGCGGACACGAGTCGGATCAGACGCAACGATGGTGTCGGTAAAGAGATTGTCTAGTGCTTCTTGATAGCCTTCATCGCCTACCTTCAAACCAGTCATCGCCTCAAAGGCTGGATCGAAGGCCTTATAGTTGGGGCCGACATCAGAAACATTCTGTACGATAAGCCCGGGCGACCCAAATCTACGTGCTGTTCTAGCTAACTCATCAGTATCGAAATCATGTACAACATTTAGATCAAAAATACCCCTGTCAGGCTCCATCATGCCTCGATAGCCGGGTAACTCTCCAAATGTTGCTAATCGCTCACCACCCAATAAGTAGTCAGGGTTTGTGATTCTGTTCCAGTCGTTGTACCCCGCGTTAACGACATCAAAGCCTTGTGTATCAACAGCGAGAGGCATGACATTGCCGGCGCGATCTGCATAGCTGGCCGCATTAACAGGCGAGGTGGACATAAAGAATCCCGTGTTTGCAGTTTTGCCGCTTGTGATTCTGTTGGGGTCTATTACGCGAATGTCATCGCCACCACCATGAAAGGCAGCAGTAGGGAACATATCCTGTTGGCGCTCAATGATAGCATCAGTGCGCATATCAAGATCGCCCTTAGCAATACGCTCAGCCACCTGATCAGGGTAACCAGTAGCTATGAGTTCATCAAGAATGCCGCGTAAGCGTGCGCCAATTGCCATGAAGCCTCCAGTGTGAATGGCTAATTATATCAGACAATGCCCTTGAGGTTTCTACGTATAGGCGCGCCCCAGTCTGAGAACTCTTTCCTGCCAATCGCTAGGTATCTAAAAGCATCCGCGCAATGTGACGTCCAGTCGTGCAATGGTCGCTCATTCCACACCTGCATGGTCTCGTTGTACTGCCGGCGGTACTGTCTCATACAGTCGATACCCTTCTCGCACTTGTCCTTGTCGAACCAGCACAAATCGAGCAGAGACCTTACAGCTTGGATGCCATCGTCAACATTGAGCTGTGGAGCAATCGATACCGGGGTTACACGTAGGTTGTCTAAAACCTCTAAACGTGACCGGCCGCTGCCCAGCTCTCGTACCCGGACGTCGTGCGGCAGGATGTGCTGCTCGTAAATGTAGCCCTTCTCTTGCAGAATCCGCGCGTAATGGTCCAGTCCAACACCGGCATTCTCGTAGTAATCGATCAGCCTAACCTCTGGCCCGACAAACTGCGCAAACCAGATAGCAGTGCTATCACCTACACCCAAGTCCCAAGCCGTCACCACGCCCACTGAGCGCTCGTATGGGACACGATCTATCCTGCCCTCGTGTAACGCATTAGCCATTTCATTCGTGTAATAGGCGCCCTCTGAGAAGATCCTGAAGTCACCTTCCCATATATGATCATAGACATCCGGGCGCTTCTTGAGATCGTCCTGTCGCTCTTTCTCCAGCACGTCAGGGAACCACGGGTTATCCCGCCAGTTCATTTCTACGACCTTGCATTGCTCTGGCTTGTTGATCCGAAATCGGTGATGCGTAGCGGAGTGCTTGTTCTCAGGGTTCCATGTAACCCATATTTCAGAGTCGTCCTCTCGCACTGTAGGGATAAGCTTCTGCCAAGCTGTCTCAGTAACGGTCTCAGCCTCGTCTACCCAGCACAGTAATACGCGGGCCTTTGACTTAATGCTATCGAGGTTGCGTCTTAGGCCGGCAAACACGTAGGTGATGCGACCATCACGAGAGCGTATGTAACGCTCACCGATCTCGTAGTAATCCATGAGACAGGGAACAGAGCGTATAGCTGATTTGACCTCCTCCATAGAGGATTCATCGAGTGAGTTGAGGTGCTCACGAGCGCATAGGATCTGCCCTTGCTTACCGGCTACGCCCCAACGCATACCCCATACGGCAGTCATTAGAGCAAATGAGCGAGTCTTAGCAGAACCTCGGCCACCGTATGAGCAACGGTATCTAGCCTCCCCGGTAAATAGGTCAGCTAGTTTAGGAGGTAGTTCAATCGAGACCTTTTGCGACAAGTTCAATTACCGTTGGTGGAGTCATGGAACCATCACTAGAAGAAAGATCAGCGTCAACTTGCTTTAGGTCAGGTAGCGTCTTTGCAAGCATTTTGAGCCTTAGCTCGGCTTGTGTCTTCTTCTGCTGTACCTTAGCTTGGAAGTGCTCGTCTGTTTGAGGGTCCAGCTCTCCGATTTCGTCAATCAAATCAAAGATATATTCTGCCTTACCCCTAACGCTTAATGCGCGTCTGTTCTCTTCGTCCTTAACAGCGCGTACCTTATGCCGTCTTGTAGTTGCCACCGTTTAATCCTCATCTGGGTGCGGTATAGATTCAGCCCAGTACAGCCCCTTGCTGCGTCCTGCGCGTACTTCTCCGTCCATTATGTCATCAACAGTAAGAGGCCACGACTCGACAGTCATATCGTCGAATGCGACCAGTACGGTTCGTTCTTCTGCTGGCATGTTACCTTGCTCGATAACGTGCCATTGTAAGTTAACCACTTGCAGCATAGCCCCCGCCTCACTGCTAATGACAAGCCTATTTTACGCTAATCCTCTGTTTTCTCAACATATTGTGGATCAGAGGTGTAGATGGACTCACCATATAGTTCGAACTGGCGTAAATACTTGCGCATAGTTTCGTAGTGAACACCGTAAATTTTAGACAGTGACCACATATCGACACCGCTTTCATATAACGCCCTAGCCTCAGCCATCTGCTCCATTGATACCTTCACACTCTACCCCCAGATTTTTATAGTCAGGCCAGAAGCCCTTGCAAACCATTTCAGTATAGAACCGCTCTTCTTCTAGGGCGTCCTCATAGTCACCGCGACCTACTATCCCCAAGATGCATAGAAAAAGCAGTATCGCCGCCATTATGAGCAGTGCTTGGGCATTCGCTGATAGTTGTTTCATAGAAAGACCTCATTTTTTTATTTCTGCGCAGCTTTTCTAATGCTGCGTCCTCAATTTGCTTTACACGCTGCCTATATAGTCCTAGCTCGTGGGCTACCTCAGTAAGCGTCATATGATAGTGCGGGTTAATCGGTGCTGTCACGGCGCCTCCGTTAGTGCCCACTCTTGCAGTGCGATATCGATTAGCGTGTCGGCTGCGTCGTCGCTTAACTCCGAGTAGATGTATGTAGCCATGCGAGATAACACTAGCCCAGCAACTGCCCAATCCGGGCACTTAAGAGTATTTGCAGTCTCTTTGACCTCAGCCATTACCGATGCGTACAGCAATAACATATCCGGGTCTGTGTCCCTCTGCGGGAAGTTGCCTTGTATTACTTCTCCCATTGTATTGCCCTCTTTACTTTTTTTATGCGTGCAGGCAAGTCCTCAATGTCGAACTCGTTCAGCTTAAGAAACTCCAGCTCAATGATGGACGCAATCTCGTGATCAAGATAGCGTGCCCGGAGCAAGCTTAAAATGCGTATCTCGATATCAGCGTTCATAACAAAGGCCGCTTATGCGGCCATGTCAGTAAAGTACGAAAGCTCTGACTCAAGCACTATATCGAAGCGCTCTGGGTCAGCAAGGTACAGGTTGGTGGATAGCTCTGACATTCGTATGGCAGTGCGTATCTCGTGCGTCCACTTAAGGTTCGCGTTAGCAACCGCAGAGCGGACTGCAAGCATTGCGTCTAGATTTAGGTTGGTCATAGCTTAACTCCCATAAGGGCCGCTTATGCGGCCTTGTATTGTGGTAGTGAATGTGGAACCCACACCTGAGTACGGGGCAAAACAGCCCCATTGCGCTGATAGATGACTGGGCGATCAGCCCACTCGATCCAGCACAAAGTATGAGTAGCGCCCATGGGGCTGTGGTCTGAATCGCAGACCGTAACGATGGATGCTTCTTCGCACCCGTCGACAACAGAAGCAGAAGTATCCTGCTCCACTAAAATAATGTTACCCATCTCAAACTTTGCCATTGTGTCTCTCCCGTAAACTAGCCGGGACATCCCCGACACAGTTAAGATAACAACATGTGTTATATGGTGCAAGTATTTGTGGCCTGAGGTGACTGTTTTGTCACATTCTTTTAGGGGGCAGTAGTTTGGGGTGCTTCACCCTGCGGGCTGCCGGTTTATTTACCGGGCGGGGAAGTGTTTAGCCAGCTCAAGTGCTCGCGCGTTTTCTAGCTTACTGGCAGCACAGAGATCGAGATACTCAGACTCTGTAAGTCCTTTCAGTCGCCCGACGAGAACACAGACCCTTTCTAAGTTCTCGATGTGCTTGTAGCCATTGCGAGTACAGAACATGGCACGCTTCACTTTCGTACACATAGTCACCTCCATATAGGCATGACTATTATACTACATATTATGTTATGGCTACACGCCAGCTAGCCTTTGCTCTTGCTCTTTGATCCGCTTCTTGTACTCAGCTATAAAATCTTCCAGCTCTAACGCTGTAAACTTGCGAGGCTGATGCTTCGAATCGATCAGCTCACGCATGGCGTCTAAGCCGTAGGTGTCGATCATGAATAGCGAATAGCTATCTATGTTGCCACTCTTGTAACCGTTACAGCCTTTGCATTGCGGATGGATGTTTTCCTCTACAAGCAACGTGGTGTTATGACGCCGGCTAACAAAGTGTCCGCCATCCATCTCTTTCCAGTGCTGTACCTTGTTGCACGTCACACACTGGCACATACCGAAGTCGTCTGCGTACTTCATGCGCACGAGCTTCTGTAGGAGCTTGGCGGCTTCCTCCTTAAGCTTGGGTACTGTCTTCGGTTTTCTGGTGGTCACTAGTGAATTTCCTCTCTCGGCATATCGCTTTCTCGAATATACCGCACTCTACACACAGCCAGCCGCGAAGGTAATGCGGGCGCTCTTTACTGAAGTGTGCCGGCATAATGTCGTTGCATTTAATGCACCGTTGTTGCGGAATCCTCGGCGTCGTTAAGTTCTTCAAGCTCGTCAATGTCCCCTTGTAGAGCAGCCACCCATATCGCTGAAAATATCTCTACTTCCATATTTATTGTGAAAGGTTCTGACTCTGTGTCGATAAAAACGTCAGTCCACTCTAGGTTATCTTTATTAGCTGCCGCCCCGGTGATGTAGTGCACCAACAGAAATACGTAACCCCCGCTTGCCAAGGGTGCGCGCATCATTTCGATCATGGTCGCTCACTCTGCAATCATCTTGTAGGAAATCGTATTATACGCCACCTGTCCGTAATCTTTATGGTAAGTGATGACGTTTGCCTCTCGACCACTAAGCCAGCCGCCCCGGCTCGAGTATGCGTCGGCACTAGCCAGTGTCCTGTGCTGCTCGACAACCATAAGATTTGTCTCTTTCTTGTCGATAGAGTGATAGTGGCCCATGTGCGCGTAGGCGTGCTCTGTCCTACCGAAAACCTCTCGATACTTTGCAGCAAAGACAGTATCGACGTTCGCGACCTTGCGCTTATGCCCGTGGTGAAAAAACAGTGCAGTCTTGCCAAACTCATAGCAGTAGTAGGTGTCCGCTGAGTTATCAATAAACACTCGGGGCTCGTTCTCGTAGAGGGCTATTAGAAGCTCTCTCATCCATATTGCTGAGTAAGGGTCGTGATTGGCGTCACACCACTTGATGTGCACGTGCTTGTGCTTTTCTAAAAGCATCTTAATCACCTGCCGGGTGACTCGTATGGTTGCCCTGACAACCTTAAAAGCACGCGAATCAGAATCTAGCAAATGTTTAGATGCGGGAGTCAACGGCTCCAGATCAAAATGCTGGAAGTCACCGAGCTGAGCGTACACCGCAGTGTCAGCATCCGGGCTTATCCTAATTGCTTCAGCAAACCACTTAACCAGTGTGTCCTCGGCTATCTTCAGATCCCAGTCATCGTTCTGCGTTTGCCCAGAGGCATTTACCTCGTCCTTGTCGGCCAGCATGCCCATGTGGTAGTCAGTGATCACAAAACAGTTACAAAGCTTCCCAGCGTCGATCTCAGGTGCCTTTACGGGCTCGGCAGGGGTTATCTCTTCCTGCATACCCTTAACTATTTCACGCATGATCTCGATTTGCTTGTCAGCGTCTGCCTGAGTCTTTACCCACGTCATAATGGGCTTGTTCTCGGCATCGTAAAGGATGGACTCGCCCTTAATGATTTGCCCCGGAGGCGCCGGGTTTAGCTGATCATGTCTTGGTGAGTATCCCTGCCTAGAAGATTTAAGTACCGCGCCCCTGAGCCTGTCACGTACCGCTTGCCGGTCAATGCGTAAAGCTTTAGCTGCCGGTCCGATTCCCATACCATCGATCCAGCACATTTTTACGACATCCCGCTGCTTATCGGTGAGGTCAATTTTTTCTATTATTTCTTTAGCCTGATCGGCCGTATACGCCTTCCCGTAATGCATGACTCCCCCCAGAATCCATCACCGGCCAAATCTCACATCTAAATCATGAGTCTCAGCTAAGTGCTTAGCAATGACTCGATACACATCGTCTACATCGTGCATCTTTAACTGCGTTACTGACTTTTTACCAAATAGAACCTTCTGCACAGGGCGCCACATAATCTCTTTTACGAGCATTCCTGTAGGTTCTATGGGCATGGTTACCACTTGCTGCATGTCATGACCCGAGGCCGCTAGGGTACGCGCTATGTCATCGCAGTAGGCGTGGATTGCCTTGTTTTGTTGTGATGTAAGTTTTGGCTCAAGAATTTCGTATACCTTGCCTGAGTTCTGATGTTCCATAATGTACTTACAGAACTGCTCCGCTTGGTGTTTATTATTCACTACCCAGCGATGGCTCATGCCTCTACCCTCTCGCCACCATAGCTCATGTACTGCCCATACTTTTTGAGACAGTATTGCCGAAACGATTCAGATTCAGTGAAGTCGTGAGTCAAACAGTCGAGGCTCGTCCAAGATTTCATGCCGATTTTATCACGAACTTGGTTTTGAGGTATTTGAGCTGCAAAAGGGCTAATACCACGCTCTTCCTTGCTTGCTTTGTTCATCCAAGCCGTTATAAATCTTTTGCACCCACTGCGTTTTTTGCGTTTTTTCGGATTCGCATCGCTCCAAGCAGCCATTGCTAGGAGTTCACGGTGCACGTCTACGTCCGGGTAGCTTTGTTGTAAGTAGATAGAGTAGTCATCGTCTATCTCGAAGTACGTACCGTCACTCAGAATGATCATGGTCCACCTTTATAAACTCTATGCTTGTTTCGTGAGGCATGCCCATTTCCATCATGGCCTCGCTGTAGAGACCGGTTAACTCGTAAATCCAGTCCTTTAAAACGTCAGCTCTCCATAAAGAATCAATTTCACCCCACTCAGGCGAAATCTTTAGCTCGCCTTCTCCAGTAGACCAGCAAGAGCGCAATCTTACATCTATATCTAATTTCATAATCCACACTTTCCCTTTTGATGTCGCTACGCGACAAGCAATCAATTAGTTAGTTATGACGAGCTATAATTACCGTATCGAATCTTGTCGTCTGTCCCCGTTACCTGCTCTCGGCACTGGGGGGCGCATCATGAAGAGGGTCAACTCCGTCTCCGAGGTTCTTAAATTCCTCGGCCTAACGCCCGGTAATTTCTGACTAGAAGGGAAGGCAGGGGTAGTTTGTGGTGTCCTTAGACGTCCAGTTACGTGTATACTACCCTTGTCTTGTTTCTTAGCCGAGTACGAGACTACCTACTACGACGCACTTTAGTCAAGTAGGTCTCCCGTGGCCCCTCTAACGAGGGGCTTTTTTTTAACTTAAAAAAACGCACGCCCGTTATATGGATGTGCGGCTTATCACAGAAAATCTGATACCCAATGTATGGGTAACAGAACTACCAGCTATCCACTACCTCAAACTTCTGAGGTTTTAGTTTTTAGCAAGTGGTACTTAGCGTATCGCTTGCCGTTTGTTGCGGCTGTTTCGGTGTGTATCGTGTGACCCCGCATGCGAAGCTCTTGGATACGTGCCGCTAACCGAAAACAACCAAACTTATGCAAAGCTTCCAAAGCCGTGATTGGCTCCTTCCGCAAATGGTTAAGTATCTGCGCCGAATGACTCATAGCCTTCCTCCCAGCTTAAGAACTCATCGATTGTGCAGTCAAAATAATCAGCTAACTGCGAGAGACGTGACAAGGACATGTCCTCGCTATTTCTCCATCGATAAACAGTCATGGATGACACCTCCAGCTCTTTAGCTAACGCGGCGCCTAAAGGGTCACCACGCGCTGTCAACAAAGCTGTAAGTGCTTCACCCGGAGTTTTAGAAGGGTATGTCACTGTTATCTTCCTCCTGCTGGAATGCCTGACGAGCCTGTTGCATACCCTGATTATGGACTTGCTCCTTAGCCGTCGTGCTCAGGGACATAAACGTGTTGCCGTTCTTGTCCTTCTTTAGCCACGCTGACAGCCAAAAATCAGTGCCATTGCTATCGGTGTAGCTACCCTTGTAGTCAGGGTGCGTGTCCTTTTCCTTGCGGTCGTTCTTAAACAGAACACCTCGGTTGCTGTTGTCATACTCCATTTGCTAACTCCTTTCTTGCTTGATTGAATGCGTCATTGCCCTTGCAAGCCGCACGTTCTTCGGTGGTAAAAATGCCACCCTTAGTCGGCGCTCTAAACAAAGTCGCCATAGTCTCGTGGTCAATGTCGCCCCAGATCGCCGCTAGTGATTGCCAATCCTCGTTGGCGATCGCTTCCTTGGCGTACATGACCCAATCAAAGTTGGCGCGTACCGTTGCCATGAACTCAAGAAACTCGCCGTCGTTCTGTTGACTGATAGCGTTAGCCACCTCGTCGGCTGATGCGTACTCAGTACCGGCCAACCCAAGCGCGGCCAATGCGCGGCCTATGGCAGACGTTTCGGCATTCTCTAGGGCAGAGGTGCGGTTTATCTTACTCGCCGCCCTAACCTCTTCTGCGAAGCCTGTGGCTAACAGTCGACCCTGTTCATTGCTGATGCTGGCCTTCATTACTATTAGTGTGTCATTAGCCACTACCAGCTTAGTGCTGATTGTGTACTCAGGATGCAACTGCCTGAACTCATTAACACGGTATGCAACCGTCTTGTACTGCTTGCCGTGAATCGGCACGATTCCCTCAGTCATTAGATGCCTCCCTGATTTTCGTAGTCGTAAGAATCGGCGTAGCCTGCGTTGTACGCTTCTGGCATACCGTCGCGGTGTCTGATGCCTTCCTCTTGGTCAGTCCACCCCTTAATGTAGTCTTGCTCTGCAAGCTCTAGG